TCATGACTGCATATTAATTTACATGTGCTGTAGCTTAGGCCTGTCGATTTATGTAGACTTAAACTCATAAAAGTGTACGCACATTTAACACCCATGTTGCGAACGTCTATTGTCCAGCTGTACCTTGCATAAATCTCAGGCTTGCTACCCCCAGTCAACTTTAAATCGTTAGTCCAGTTTCCACAAACAAACGCCGCAATGCTTCTGTTGACATAACCCATTGATTTATCTTTAGTGATTGAGTGCCTCAAAAATTCAGCATTACCACCCCACGATAATTTCCTCCAGCTGAATACGCTTTTACTATTCATACACGTTGTTAGACATTTTCTTGCCATTTCCGTTTTCATGAATCGTAATGCCACATCATCACCAACATGGAATCTAGAATCGATGGTCACATTAGCTTTGTTACATGGTATTTGTATGTAAATGTAGTTTAAAAGACTATTGTAAAAAGAGGTGCCTCGTCGACCACTAGGCATACCTCTTAGTATTTTTAAAGCTTTACCATTATAAATCAGAAATTGGTTTTTCTCGGCTGAGCAATACCAATTTTTCATTTTATCAGGTAGACCGAAGAAATCACACAAGGCTGCTTTCACCTCATAACAAGTTTTGTTTGAGTGTTGTTTTTCCATCGCCTTAAAGTCAAGCATGACATAGTCGGTTCCAGCCATATCTACTATTCTTTTCGATTCTGAGGCTTTGGAATTAAGTGATGGTTCAAGCAGTATTGATTTATGTTTCCAATGTCTATCGATAACTTTATGTAAGTAATCCTCATGCACGTATGCAATTGTATCCTGACTTTTAAGGCTTCGACTTTTTGGATTATCATTTTTAATTGATAATGTGTAATGTGATCTAGGCGCCACGTCAAACATGAAATTTGTTTCCACACTTTCAAGCCACATCATCTTTGTTTTTGTCCCGGACATATCTAAGTCTTTGATAGGACAATTTAAAGGTAGATGATGCGAACCATTAGCACAGTACAAATGTCTGTTTTGCCAATATTTTTCAATGGTAGGAAAGAATATTCTATACCTTTCAACCACTGGTAAACTGCTAACTTGAGGCATAGCAGTAGAGAATATTTCTAAACACATGTTATAAACTTCATTATCATCAAATTCTATTCCCATATTTTCAACATCATCGTTCCCAACCATTTCTAAGACTTC